GGCGTTGAATAAGAATAAAAAATTAGCAGCACCTAAAACAGTAGCACCAATAACAGATGAAAAGATGCTAGAAGAATACAAGAAGTTTAAGGAAAATCCAGATGCAAATAAAGGTAGATCTAAGAAGCGTTAAACAAGTGTTTCAACAGAATGTTAAAGTTCCTAGAGCCATACTGGATGATGCATATGACTTCTTTGTAAAAGAAACTCCAATTGACACAGGCAATGCTCGCAGAAATACAAATAAAGATGACATCAATTATAAAATCACAGCAGATTATCCATACGCTGAAAGATTAGATAATGGCTGGAGTAAACAAGCACCTAATGGCATGGTACAGCCAACCATTGACCATGTTCAGCGTAGAGTAAATTACTACGCAAACCTAAACAGAGGAAAATAACATGGCATCAATTAAAGTTACATTAGAGCTTGACAGTCAGGGTTATATTACTGCCATTAAGATGGCTGACCAGCAAACTGAAAAACTAGGTAGAACAGCAGCCACAGCAGGCGCTACAGGTGCAGCCGGTATTAGAACACTAAGTGGTGCAATGGGTGGATTAGCAGCAGCAGGTGCTGCTGCCAGTGCTGCATTAGCTCCTTTATTAAGCGTAGCAGCAGCAATTGGCACAGCATTCAAAGCCTTAACACTAGCAGATGAAATATCAGATGTTGCACAAGCCAGTGGCATAGCAGCAGAAAGAATTATTGCATTTAGAGCTGCATTAACAGCAGCTGGTGGTGATGGCGCTGATGCTGGTAAGATGATTACAAAATTTAATAATACTTTGTTTGATGCCATGGAAATGGGCAGTAAAGCGCAAAAGCAATTATTAGATTTAGGATTTAGTTTTGATGAACTTAAGAATCTAACACCAGAAGAAGCATTACAAAAAACACTAGAAGGCCTAGCTGCAATTACAGATCCTGTTGAACGCAACGCAAAAGCATTTGATATCTTTGGTAGAAGCGCAGGCCTAATTGATTGGGACACAGTTGCAGCAGGTACTGCTAATATAACAGAAGAACAAAAACGTCAAGCAGAAGCAACTCTTAGATTAGGTGAATTATATGATGATTTGATTGCTGGCTTTAATAGTTTCATGATGGTAGTTATTGAAGTGCTAGAACCATTGGGTACAATGTTCAGTGGCTTAATGGATATAGTAGGTGCAAGTGGTGCAGCTGGTGGCGCAATGGAAATCCTTAAGGCCATTGTAAAAGCAGTAGCATTAACTGTATTAGCAACTGTAACAGCAGTTACAATGTTAGGTACAGGATTAGTTGGGCTAGCAAAAGTAATTGGTTATGCAATGACCGGCCAATTTGACAAAGCCAAAGAAGCCGGCACAGATATGTTTGATACTCTTAAGAAAGAATATAATGCATATGTGGGTGCCGGTATGAAAATTCTTGCCGGACCAGTGCCAAGTAAATCTGAAGATAAACCTAGACCACCAGGTAGAACATTTAGACCAGGTGCAGGTGATGATGCCAAAGCAAAAAGAGAAGCTGACGCATATGACCGTCAAATTTCACAAGCAGTTGAGCTTGGCACAGCAATTGATGCACAGACAAAAAGTCTAGGTGCAAAATATGCTACAGAACTAAAGAACATTGGTCTAACACAAGATCAAATTAGATTAAACAATGAATTAAATGCGCTGCTAGAAAAGCAAGGTGCAGATGTTGCAAAGATCAATGGCTTAGATAAACTTAGCCAAAAAGAAAAAGACATATACATTGCTAATATCAATAACAAATATGCTCAACAAAAGCAAACACTGGAAGAAAGTCTAGCTTTAATCAACCAAGCTAACTATGCTGAAAAAACTAGACTAGCATTAATCCAAGATCAAATTGCTGATAGACAAGAAGAACTTAGAAATCAATATGCACTTGCTGATTTAGAAAATCAAAGACTAGTTGGCTTAGGCCTACGCACACAGCGTGAAGGTGCTGTTGTAAGTGAAATGCTAAAACTTCAAGGTGACTATGTTTCTAAGAAAGAAACATTAGAAAAACAATTAAGTGCAGCAATAGAACAAATTGACAGAGATAGAATTCAACGTGAACTACAAAATCTTGAAGAAAGTTATCAGAACAATAAAGAATATGCAGAAAAAAGACGTAAACTTGATGAAGAGCGTAGGCAAAGTTCCAGTGCTGGTTTTAGATCGGTATTTGAAGGACTAGCAGACAGCCTAACACCATTCCAAGTTGCTGCTGATGCTACTGGTGCTGTGTTTAGTAATTTAGAAAATGCAATCAGTGAATTTGCTAGAACAGGTAAATTAAACTTTGGTGAATTTGCCAAGAGTATTATTGCAGACCTAATTGCTATCACACTAAGAACAATTATTCTAAGAACCATCCTAAGTGCTTTTGGTGGCATGTTTGGTGGTGGAGGTGGAGGCACCACAATGGCCTTGAACACCACAGCCGGAACAGGTATTAGAATGGCAGCAGCAGGTGGTTCAATCCGTGCAAATCAAAAATATATTGTTGGTGAAAAAGGACCTGAATTGTTCTTACCCAACACTTCCGGCACAATGATACCAAATAACAAATTAGGTGCAATGGGTGGTGCAACATCAGTTACCTATAATATTCAAGCAGTTGATGCACGCAGCTTTAAAGATCTAGTTGCACAAGATCCAGAATTTATCTACAGCGTAACACAAGTTGGCGCTAGGAGATTACCAAGATGAGCCTACAAACAATTATAGATAATGCAGTAAGCATTGAATTCATTAGAAGAAAATTAGCAGGTCAAACTATTAGCCGTAGTGGTCAAGTTAAAATTGCTAGTGTTGCTAGTAATATGCCATGGCAGATGATTGTTGAACCACGCCCAGGCATGCAGTGGGATGATTATAGAGATACGCTGGAAGAGATTGACAGACTAGACCGCGTCTTTGTAGAAGTAGTAGACATTGGCAGTTCAAATCCAAATCTAAGTTATATCACTGAATATCAAGGTGCTTTAAGCACAGCACAGATTAACCAAGTAAGAGTTAGCAGTGGTGCAAATCTAACACTAACATTAAACATGGCTAATGTCACAGGTACCACCGGTACAACTGTGTGCTTTGAACCTGGTGACTTTGTGCAGCTAAGTGGCAACTACAAATATCCATATACTGTAACCAGCAGAGTGTTACGTGGTACAGGCAGCACAATTGCTGTGCCAATCAATAGACCATTTATTGATCAAGCAGGTTACACAGAAGCTAACGCAGGTATAGTAGTTGGTAAAGATGTAACTTGGCAAATGGTAATGACTAAAAAACCCACCTATAAAGTTATACCAGGTAGATACATAGAATGGAGTGATAACTTTGAACTTGTGGAAGTAATTGAGGATTAAACATGGCTACACCTATTACAGCAGTACAAGATAATAATATTAGTCATGCATTATTCATTGATCTAGATCTAGATGGCAATGTGTATTATCTTAGTAATGCTTACAAACCAATTACCATAGATGGTAACAGTTATACTGAACTTGGTGCTTTTTTAGGTCTTGGTGAAATCCGTGATGATTTAAAAACCACAAATGGTGATTTAAATATTAGTCTTACAGGTATTCCCAGTAATGAAAACTATGTAGACATTATGTTAAGCTATCCAATCAAAGGTGGTAATGTTGTTATACGCAGAGGTTTCTTTGATACAAATACACTAGTACCAATTAGTGGACAGATGTTTGAAAGATACAGAGGTATCATTACTAATTTTAGTATTGATGAAACAGAGAACTTTTTACAAGGTGAATTAGTTTATACTATCACAGTAACTTGTGCAAATATCAACACATTATTGAATAATAAAGTTACAGGACAAAGAACTAACACTAGTGATAGAACTAGATTCTATCCAGGTGATATCAGTTTTGATAGAACCAGCGTAATTGCTAATACCGGTTTTGACTTTGGTAAGAAGTTTACTGGTGGTGGAGGCTATGGTGGTGGTGGAGGCGGAGGTGGAGGCCGCTTCTTTGATGAATTTAATTATCAAGAGAGATAATATGATTAGATATGCAGGTATAAAAGATTTTGATAGGATTATGGAACTAATGGTAAACTTTGCAAATAGTGCGCCAATTGAAGCTTATCATAATCCACAATATAATTATAAAGGTGTGCAAAACTTTTTAGCAATGGTAATCAATTCAGGTTGCATTATTGTTGGAGAGCGTGATGGTAAGATTCAAGGAATGTTAATTGCACAAATTTGCAGTGACCCATGGTTACCACACATACGCACATTGAAAGAATTAGCTTGGTGGGTAGAACCAGAGTATAGAAATACTAGCTTAGGTTATAAGATACTCATGAAGTACGTAGAAACAGGTAAAAAGATCAAGGAGCGTGGAATGATTGAAAATTTTGTGTTGACTAACATGAGTATTAGTCCTGACTTTGATCTATCAGCACGCGGATGGCGTGCAATTGAAACAAACTATGTTTATGAGGGTGCATAAATGGCAATTTTTACAGCAATAGCCACAGCCATTGTAGGTGCAATTGGTATCAGTACTGCTACCATTATTGGTACACTTACTTGGGCTAGTTTAGCAACAGGTATTATTGCCACCGGTCTTGCATTAGGTACAGCAAAATTACTTGGCGTATTCAATGTGCCTAAAATGGATGTTAAAGATCCAGGCGTTAAGATCCAATTACCTCCAAGCACAGATAACAAAGTGCCGCGCTTATATGGGCGTAACTTTACAGGCAGTATCATCATAGATGCTGAAATTAAGAATCAAAACAAGACCATGGCCTATGCTATGGTTATCAGTGAGCAATCACCTAATGACACTTGGAGTATAAACAAGATTTACAGAGGTGACACTGAATTAGTATTTGGCACAGGTGCTAACGCACACGTGGTACAAAGTATTATTGATCCAAACGCAACTGCAAGTACTGTGGTAACAGGCAAAATGCGCTGCCGTGTTTATGCAGGTGGTAGCGGTAGTGTTAAACAAATTTTTCCAGTACCAGGTGGCGGCGTAACAGCAGCAAATGCATATGGCTTAGGCAGTGGACAGTTTAGCAATTGGACCAGCGCCAATACAATGGATGGATTAGTCTTTGCTATTTTTGAAATAGATTATGACCAAGAGAATGGTTTAGTTGGCTTAGACAATATCACATTTGATATTAATAATAATTTAAACAATCCAGCTAATGTTACGTTGGATTACTTACGCAATGAGCGTTATGGTGCTGGTATTGCTAACACCATGATTGACACAGATAGTTTCAATGCATGGTATACCTATGCTAATACACAGGTAAACTATACAGATAGCAGTAATGTTACACAACAGCACAGCAGATATCAAATTGATGGTGCGCTCAGCACATTCAATACTGTAAAACAAAATATTGATAAGATTTGCCAAGCTGGTGGTGCGTTCTTTACATACAATGCCAAACAAGGACAATTTGGTGTAGTTGTTAACCGTGCAGCCACAGCAGGTGAACTTGCAAATGCATTTGTGCTCAATGATGATAACATTGTGGGTAAGATACAGATTACCAGTACCGACTTGTTCAGCTTGTTTAACCAAATTGAAGTTGAATATGCCAGCGTGAATCAAAAGGATCAAACTGATGTTTATTTTGCTGAAGCCAATGTAAACATACGCAATCCTAATGAACCAGACAACAAACTACAATACCGTTTGGACATGGTCAATGACAGAACCCGCGTTGCACAATTAGCAAACATTGATCTTAACCAAAGCCGCATCAGCACAGTTATTAACCTAACTGCAGATTATAGCGCAATGCAAATTGATGTTGGTGATGTTGTAAAATTAACTGTACCATTATATGGTTATACAGATAAACTATTCCGCGTAATGCGTACCACTGAAGTTGAAGATGCAGAAGGCATGATCACTGTTAAGTTGGTACTGCTAGAATATGATGAAGATGTTTATGGTGATTTGTTAACGCAGGAAGATTTACCACCTCCAGTTACAGGTATTACTAACTGGTGGGTAACAAATTCAAATGCTGTGCTAACAATCGGTAACATTACAATTGTAAATGATCCTACCAGTGCAAACGCACAACAGTATTATCCTGCTAATGGCACATTCATTGGCAATATAGCAATATCAAACGTTAGTGCAAACTTTGGTGCTGTGTTTGCTAATACCACATTCATTAACGTGCCAATCAA